CACCGAGTAGAGATGCGGATCGAGCGCGCTTTGCAGCACGTTCGACTTCAATCAACTGCAGAGGGCCTAGGCCTCCTGTGTTCGTATGAAGACTCTTCATCAGAGTTCCATCGTCAGTCGCACGGTCCTCCCGGTAGGAATAGACAGGCTTTAGGGCCTGAACTTCCAACCGTTGGAGGACTGTGTTCCAGCGATACTTGCATCTTTCATCCCGGTCGTGAGGAGCGAACCAGAGACCAATCACATCTGTACCAAATGGCACATATGTGAGGCCGCATCGACGAGTAAGGTACTCATCGATACCCTGGACAGTACGGCAGTTGCCGAACTTGGCCCAGAGCTGATTCCGAAATGACGTTAGCGACGTCACTTCGTCAACCTCTCCGCGATTGAGTGGAATACCACGCCGCATGTAGGTGGGAGTTACATCCCCACCGTCATAGGCGTCCATGCCACATGATTCTCGGAACTTCCCCGAAAGGAAACTCTTCGAACGATTGACCTTGAGTCCAACGGACTCCAAATCATCCATCACGGTTTGGGCGTGCTCAACAGGGACTAGTATGTCATCCCCGTAAACACTCAACCCGTGACCCCGTTTCCCTAGACGACGAATCGTCTTGGGACGGAAGTCACCAGTGCGTCGACATATGCTGGTAACTACCAGCGCCGTGAAGACCATGGCCTCCACAGGGAACGTCAACGCAGAGCCCATCGAGGCGAACTTGTTAAGCAAGACAAGTCCACCATCGGGCAGCTGCACAAATGAGGATCGTGAAAGCCGAAGGTAACGCAGGAAATTCGGGTGAAACCCGAACAGCTGCTCAACTAAGGCCAGCGATACTCGATCTGAGGCATCGGACAAGTCGATTGTGGCATTCCTGCCAGTGATCGATGACTCCAACGCCATGTCGCGATTCATGCTCTGATCCAAGAAGGAACAGATGCTGTGCTCACGCTCTAGACTCTCTCGCAAATTCTGCATGAGAGCCTGTTGCATGAACTGGTTGTAGCTCGCCTCGATGCAAATGAGGCGTGGCTTCTCAGCTGTCTTTGGGACAGCCTCCAACCGCGCAGGGACAACACCAAACTCTGGTGGCCTCTGCGACAGGGACTCCCAACTGGGTCGGAATGACTCCGCTCCAATCAGTGAATCCGCGCTTACCGAAATGGAACCGAAATCCCATCTAGAGTTCGCGCCGAATCGCTCCGATACAGCTCCCGGTCCATGCCGCCCTTTCAGGGGGTCGGTCATGGCCGAACCAATAACTCGCCCAAAGAGTATCTGGGCAACCATTGGTGCGTAAGGATCGAGGCTAGCCTTTATGGCCGACCGAGAAGGAAGCTCAGCATCAAGCTGAACCCACCTCTCGACCGCCGCCTCGACGCGGTCAGCTGAGCAGACTTCGAACACCTTCTTGAAGGTGCGCGTGATCTGCCGCAGCCAACGTATCGCGTTTACGCTGGGAGAATCAAGCAACACTCCGTCACGATCGAAGATACCAGCCCAGAGGTCCCGAAGGAACTCTGGATAGGCACATCGCGCGCGCCACCCTATGAATTCAGGGAGCACGCCGTCTCTCAAACCCGCAAGAAGCAGGTCGTCGAGACGAGGCAATGTGATAGAAATGAAGGGTTCGCCCTCATTCTGATATCTCGATCGCAACGTGACAATGTCACGTGACGGGTCGAATCCCAAGGAGTCTGCTGCATCCAGCAGCAGGGTCTCCAGGAGAACTACTTGGCTTTTCATTCCGTCCCCTTTCTGGGGTCTCGGGATCCAAGCCATCGTGAATCAATGAGGTCGGGGAATTACTCCTAGGCGGATGCCGAAGAGCGCCGACCCAAGAAAGCTCCTGCGAGTGCGCCGATTGCGAAACCGGTAGCACCCATAAGGAGGATGATGGATACGTAAAGAATCGTCTCCATCTTTCTTGTCAGTTCTCACCAGCCGCGAGCTTCTTCAAGTTCGCGTTGGTGGAAGCAGTCTCCCATGTGTTGAGTGCGACTTCAGCGGCCTCGATATCGGCGTCGGTAATCCCAGTGATGGGACGATCGAACGTCTTCGAGACCATGTAGCCCTGAACGGTAACGAGCCCCGTGAGGGGATCGGTCACGTTCTTCTTCACGTAGAGCCGAGCCACGTTCCGACGGCGCTTTGCAGTGCCGCGGGGATCGAGGGTCAGCTCAATGGTGCCATCTGCCGACTTGAACGAACCGACCGTCGTACCCGTGAGGATACGAACGAGCGGAGTCGTTGTGCCGGAAATGGTGATTGACTGCGGATCATTGAATGCCACGATGGGCTCCTACTCTGTGTGGGTGTGCCTGGGAGGTTCCCAGGCCGGATACACCCTGTTGAATTGTTGTGAAGTTGATGTTCAGTTGTTATTCAATTGTTCATCAACGGTGCCGGGCAAGCCCGAGCGCGATGAGGATCGCGAACTGAGGAGCACTCAAGCTCCCTAGCTGCGTACCGAATCCGAATGGAGTTGCTCGATCACGAACACGTTGGACGGTGCTGAAATACCCGTTGGGTCTCAGCACTTTCTCATAACGTGTTTTCCATGCCGTACCCGCGAGGGTTGCCGACACGAGCTCCTGCTCTTGCACGCTAGTTAGTTGCGTGGTAAAGTAGGCGTAATCAACGGCATGCCTCCCTGTGAGGGGAGACAGCACATGCGCGTTGCTGATTGAGTTGCCAATGTTAGCAGCCCAGTCAACGAGCCATGACCACGGCGTCAGTTCCCACAGAATCGTAGGATCATCAACCAAGCCAAGTTGTCGTAGGACCTCTTCTGCCCTCTC